AAATTCAACACCCCAAGTAGTACCCTTGAACATTACAGTCTTAACTTTCTCATCCGCAATAGCTTTACTCATCAAACGATAATCGTTAACGAAATCACCTGCTTTTGTTTCAAAGTGAATATATTCCGGTACATCAACTCCGTCTTTTTTGACACGTGTAACAGTGATTTTACTATGCTCATCATAATCATCAAAGCCTAGAATTGTTTTTAGTTTACCTAAGTTAGGCATACCGAAAGTTCCTATAAACTCTGCGCTAGGATGTTTAAGCACACCACTAACGATAACAGATTTATCTTCTGCTACTGCGTTTACAGTTGTCTCTGTGTCAGTTCCACTGACTTTAATCAACTCAATACAGCCTAAGCCATGTGTATGTTGAATTAAATCTTGTAAATTATCTTTCATGTTTTTCCTTTGTTTTAACTATTTAGGTAGTTGTGATACGTATTATATAGGAATATATTACGAATTGCAACACCAATTTAACCGAAAACAAATAAATCATCAAATGTACTATTGGTATCAGTATTACTACGAATATCCCAACCAAGTACACCCAATAAGTTATCAATCTTCTCATCTACTAATGTTTGTTCCATAGCTGAATCATCAAATGGTAACTCAGTAAACCATTTGGGTAAACGTAATTCATCTACAGGATACGCTACACTTGTAAACCCTAATGGATTAGATTTGAGTTTACATACCACAACCTTCATACCATCAATAATCTTTTGACTATATTGGTCACCGTTTACTCTACGTAAGTAATTGTAGTTAAGTGCGGCTCTTACGTGACCGGGCATATTTGCACGACCTGTACTACTTTTAGCTTCTAAGTCACCATACATTGTAAGTTTGTTTACACCTTTAGGAGAACCCTTAGTCCAACTATCTTGTGCGGTTAGTACACGTTTGAAGTCTTTGACAGCCTCAATAACTTCAGTACGACCTTTACCTTGTTGAAGAACCATTTGTAGTACATTCATTAAGAACTCTTGTACATATTTAGGAGTATCAGCACGTTTCAAGTCAAGACCCATAGCTTTGATATCACCCAAGTCGCCATTTTTATCTTTACGTTTACCTTCTTTGTCAAAGATGTTAATAGCATACCGCTTCTTAACAATAAAGATAGCACGATCACCTATCAATTCACGACCAGCTTTGATAATCTCACCATTCTTGCGAGGAGCATGAAATGCTTTCTCCATAAATGCAGGGAACGATTCATTTGCTTGTTCAGCGATGCCATCATATAGACCAATGCAAGTTTCTTTATTCCACTCTAATGCACCACTATCAATCTGTGGCTTTAGTGTTGGATATGCTGTAAAGTAACAACTGTCAGTATCACCATATACAATAGCATTGCCGTCATGTGAATATACACCTTCAACTGTTTCATTGATAGTACTCATCATGTGTTTAACAATCTGTCTTCCTGATAGTGTTACACTTTGGCCTATACGCTTATCATAGAAACGACAATGTTCATTCAACAATGCACCATATGCCGAGTTCAATAAAATCTTACGAACAAGTTGTCGTTTATCCCAGTACTCTCTATCTTCTGTAGTAGTTGCTTCTTTGAGTTTTTTCTGCATCTCTTTACGATCTGAGTACCAACGTGTTAGTAGACCAGGAACTACACCTTCTTTTTCGTAAGTAAAGATTGTACCATTAGCACTTAACATCCAGGGCTTATGGCTGTCAAAGACCATCTTCCAGACTTCTGCCGCTGACATTTCTACACTACGACCATCTTCGTAGTCTACTGTAAGCATAGTGCCACGTTCTTGATTCATAATAGCTGTGTACTCTAATGCACCGAATAGATTTTCCCAGAGAATAGATCCTGTAACAGCGTCATCACCTTCTTTGTGACGTTTCTTCTCACTTGCTAATCGTGCGCCCTTTTCGTGCATATATTGGTCAGTGATTGTTTGTCTGACCTGAGCAACGATGGTTTCACCTGCCATGTTGAGGGCACGAATAACCGAGGGATAGAGACTGTTGATGTCAACTGCTCCGACATATTCATGCATACCTCTTTTCGGCGTAGCAACAAAGGCACCTGCTGCCTGCTGGATTTCATCATCATTTTCAGTCTTTCGTTTTTTATCTGGTACTACTAAGCCACGTTCATGGGCCTCATTAAAAATTGCCATCTCAATCATTGCCACCGAACCCATAACTGTTGGAAGCAGTACTGTATTTTCATGTGCAAGTTGATTAGCTAATTCTAAAAACTTAAGTTTGTTGTGAATCTTCACCAACAACATAGTATCTTGTCTGTTGTATTCAATGAACTTTTTAAAGTCTTTGTTATACAATTGGTCAAGAGTACCTTCATATTGAGTTTTGTTTTCACCTACTTCCATCTCACCGATACTGTCAAGTTTATAACTGTGACGACTTTCATAGTTATACTTCTTGTATAGTTGTAGATAGTCCAAGTGAATACGACCTACTAAGTCATATGTTGTTTCACTCTTACCGAATCGTTCATATTCACGTGCTTTAGGAAGTTGACCCATCAAGCAAAACTTGCGTGTATCATCCTTACTCATCACTCTAGTAACACGATTGACCATGTAGGGTATATCATATCCTTCACTGTTCCAACCAGTCAATACATCAGCATCTTCAATGAGTTGAAAGAAAACGTCAAACATTTCCTTCTCTGATTTGAATAGCATTGTGTTCTCAAACTCATTAGTGATTTCTTGGGCTGTTTCACTGCTCATATGTTTCGGAGCGATCACTAATGTAATACATTGATCTAGCCAATCTAAGTAACAACTGATAGCTGTAACAGGATTGAATGGATCACTTGTAGGACTAAATCCTTTTTCAGGATCAAAGTCTACTTCAATGTCAAAGAAACAAGTATGAAGTTTAGGTGCATCAATGCCAAGATAATTTTCACTTAGACAGCGAAAGATTACCGGTACATCGCTTTCAAATAATTTCTTACCTGAATGAATACGTTTTTCTTTTTCAAACTCTTGTCGTTTACGAGTGCTAAAACGACTGACTGGATTGCCATAAATGCTACGATGTTTACCCTTAGGATCGGAATAATACAATACATAGTTAGTAGGGTATTCTTTGTATTCTCTTTTGCCGTCTTTATTTCTCTCTACGACATAGATACGATCCTCATCCCTACTGTGAATAGCATCCACATAACTCATAGAGTTTTGCCGACTGTTTCCAAGATTGTATTGAGTTCATCGTGGTCTTTGTTTGTTTGACCCAATGAAGCTTTGTGTGCAATTTTAATTGCTTTCTTTAGTGTAGAAGCCTTGATTTCAAGTTCTTCTGCTACTGCTTTGATAGTGTCGCTCAATCCACCATTCAATGTATCAATTTCATGTAGGACATGCATACCTTCATTGACTAGTTGAGTTAGTTTAATCTTAGCTTCACCGTTAAAGGTTCTGTTATAATCTGACATAGTTTCTCCTTAAATAATTAGTTAGTATACTTGGTTTGTGTAGAGAAGTCAAGTATTTTGTTTACCTTCTACAATCTTTTTGACCAATTTAGGTAATCCTGGATTGACATGTAATGCATGTGGCATTAGTTCATTGCGAATATAGTTTCGGGTATATCTGGAATTCTTATTTGATTCATCTTCTATCCAGGGTACATTGTGACTTTCACACCAATAGATGAAGTCTTGTTTTCTAGTAGTTAGAAATGGTCTAATTACATTGTTGCGAGTTAATGGAATAACTTTGGGTGTACCATGAAGACTTGACCAAATATATGTTTCAACACAATCATCTAAATGATGACAAGTAATGACTGGGCCAAGATCATTTAAAAATTCATAGCGTTCTCTACGCCAGTATTCTTCTTGACTTTCTTTACTATTTTTTTGACTGCGAGGTGAGCCGTACATCATAACAATACTATGTTCACCACAGTACCTAGAAACAAACTCTGCGGCTTTTTCACCGTTTTGTGTTCTATGATTAAAATGGGCGATAGTGATATCGTGTTTACGACTTAGAAAGTCAACAACTGCCATGCTATCTACACCACCGCTACATGCGATTGTGATACTTTTGGGTAATGGAACTGTTAACTTAATCATTTATCTATTGTAACATAGAATGATTTAGTTAGCAATGATTATGGTAAATTGTTGTTTAACCGTAACTTGCGGCTGCTAATCCCTGCCTAGCAGTACCTACTCCAGTAGTGTCTGTAGCAACTACTCCAGTGTTCGATACTAGGTTGGTCATTGATGTCATTGATCCAGTAGATCCATAACCAAATATAGCTGTATCAGTTCCGTATCCGGCGGCTGCTAGAAAATATCTAGCAGTGCCAACACCAGTTGTATCAGTAGCAACAACACCAGTGTTTGATACTAGATTAGTCATTGACACATTAACAGTAGTAAGACCGTAACCAAAAATAGCTTTATCTGTACCGTAAGTTGCGGCTGCAAGAACAGTTCTTGCAGTACCTACACCAGTGGTATCACTAGCAACAGCGCCGGTGTTTGATACTTTGTTGGTCATTGATACTCTAGTACCATCACTACCGTAACCAAATATAGCTTTATCAGTACCATAGCCAGCGGCCGCAAGTGCTCGTCTAGCAGTGCCGACGCCTGAAGTATCTGTGGCAACGACACCGGTGTTACTTACTAAGTTGGTCATTGATAGCTTCGTTCCGCCATCGGTTTGGCCATATCCAAAAATAGCTTTATCTGTACCATAACCAGCTGCCGCAAGGTCTATTCTAGCAGTACCTACTCCTGTTGTATCAGTAGCAACTACACCTGTATTACTTACTTTATTGGTCATTGACACACTCGCAGTAGCAAGACCGTAACCAAATATTGCTTTATCAGTTCCATAACCCGCGGCTGCAAGATAACTCCTATCAGTACCAACACCTGTAGTATCAGTAGCAACAACACCTGTGTTTGATACTAGATTAGTCAGTGATTGTTTAACTCCCCCGGTTGCCGATCCATATCCAAATATAGCCTTTACCCCTGCCGGTGGTGCAACTATAGTAAATCCCCCACCATTTAATGTTATTCCACCTGTTATTGTTATTGACATTCTTTATTCTTTCTTTGTATAATTACCCGTAACTTGCAGCCGCTAATCCTTGTCTAGCAGTACCAACACCTGATGTATCTGTAGCAACTACACCTGTATTTGACACAAGATTAGTTATTGATGTATCTGGTGCAGAACCATATCCAAATATAGCTTTATCTAGTCCATATCCTGCGGCTGCTAATAATCGTCTAGCAGTACCAACACCTGATGTATCAGTAGCAACTACTCCAGTGTTTGATACTAAATTGGTCATTGATACTACATTATAACCACTATTCATTCCATATCCAAATATAGCTTTATCAGTGCCATACCCGGCAGCTGCGGGATTAAATCTAGCAGTACCAACACCTGTTGTGTCACCAGCAACCACCCCTGTATTACTTACTAAGTTAGTCATTGATACTACAGTAGAACCACCACCCATTCCATATCCAAATATAGCTTTATCAGTGCCATATCCAGTTGCCGCAAGATTGTTTCTACCAGTACCAACACCTGTGGTATCACCGGCAACAACGCCTGTGTTTGATACTAGATTGGTTATTGCTGTGACTGAACCACCATTACCGTAACCAAAAATAGCCTTATCTGTTCCATAACCGGCTGCCGCTAGTCCTTGTCTACCAGTACCAACACCTGTAGTATCTGTAGCAACTACTCCAGTGTTTGATACTAAATTGGTTATTGATGAATTTGCCACACTGTATCCATATCCAAATATAGCTTTATCTGTACCGTAACCTGCGGCAGCTAGTAGTTGTCTACCAGTGCCAACACCTGTAACATCATTACTAACTACCCCTGTGTTTGATACTAGGTTGGTTAATGATACCGCAGCACTGGTAAATCCATAACCAAATATAGCTTTTTTCTCTACCGGTGGTGGTGCAACTATAGTAAATCCACCACCATTTATTGTTATCCCACCTGTTATTGTTATTGACATATGTTACTCTTTATTGAAAGATTTCTGGATGTGCTTTGCCAAATATCTTAATATACTTGCCAGCCATCACATCCGCTTCTGCTTCTATTGGACTACCGGGATAACTATCGCCCGGTTTAATCATATTTAATTCACCCTGACGCACATGTGTTAATTCATGGAAAACAGTGCGTAATATATCTACTAAATTTCTATTAGCACAATACACCCATATTTCACCCGTCTCT